CCAAAAAACATATCACCACTTGCAGTCCATTGTCCATTTAATAGTGCTGAAGCTGATGCATCACCTGTGGTTGAACCACTTAGTGTCATTGAAGTTGAAGAATCATATAATATTCTACCTACACCAGATTCATATTGTTTTACAAATAAATTGTATTTTAAACTTGATGTTGTTTCAAATTCGTTCTTTACCTCTTGGTCATACCCACTACTTAATTCTCTTGTAATACCTACTGACCAAAACTCATTATTGTAAACTGGGAATAAAGATGAAGTTACA